CCGGTAGAGGTCGGTCGCGCCCCACTACACACCCCGGAGATAGAGGCAGGCACAGCATGACAGACACGCTGCCGAAGGCGTACGAGCCCGGACCGCCGCAGCCGGACGATGCGGAAACCGTCGTGGTCACCGCGGAGGCCAAAGGTCGCCCTGTGGACCCGCCGGTCCGGTCGATCACATTCGCCGATGTCGTGTCCCGGGCGGACGAACGGCGCCCCATCGTGCCCGCTAGTCTGCGCAGCAAGGCCGGACGACACTCGATGCTGACCTTGATGGTCGCAATGGCCACCCACGGGCTGCTGTGGGAGCTGTCCCGGTCGCCGAAGTACCTGGGCAAGATGGCGATTTACGGGCCGTGGGGGCTGCTGAAGCTACTCGGCCGGCAGATCCGGTGGGCCACACACCCGGAGCTGTCCCAGCTCATGCATGCCGCGGCCGGCGCCAACGACACCGATCGGGGTCCGCTGATCGCCGACAAGGTGTCGGCGGCGCGCAAGGCCCGCTTCATGGGGTTGGCGGCGCTGTGGCTGGCGGTGACCCTCGGCGCCCTGGCCGTGTGGTACCTCGCCCCGCCGTGGGCTCCGTGGCTGACTATCGCAGTCATCTTGCCGATCCTCGCCCGGTTCGGCCGTCCGCCTGGTACACCGATCCTGGAGTCGGCGTTCAACGCGGCCAAGTTCGTGCGGCTGACCGCGGAGCTGACACGTAAGGCGCTGATCGTGTGTGGCGCGGGGATCAAGGATCCGGCGTCGGTGAAATTCAACAAGGAGATCTACCGCGACGGGCCGGGCTACACCGCCGAGGTGAGTCTGCCTGACGGCGTCATCGCCACCGATGTGATCGACCGCCGGGATTACCTGGCCGCCGGTTTCCAGCTGCCGATCGCGCAGGTGTGGCCTGAGCCGGTAACCGGCGCCCATCCTGGCGTGCTGGCCGTGTGGGTGGCCGACCGACCGGTGGACCGGATGAAGCAGCGCCCGTCGCCCCTGCTGACCTGCGGACCGCTGGACTATTTCGCCCCGATGCCGTGGGGCGACGACATGCGGATGCGGCCTCTGAACTGGCGCCTGGACGAGCGCAACAGCCTGTTCGCCGGCGTGCCTGGCACCGGTAAAACTCTGGCAGCCCGGAACGTGCTGCTGGCCGCGTCTCAGGATGCGCTGGTCCGGTATCTGCTCAGCGAGTTGAAGGGCTCCGGCGATCTGGACCCGCTGGAGCCGCTGTGCGACGAGGGCATGTACGTGTCCGGTGCGGACGAGCGGGCCAAGTTGCAGACCCTGGAGATGCTGCGGTGGCTGGATAAGGAGTGTGAGCGGCGCGGCCCGGCGATTCGCAAATGGGCAGCAAAGGGGCTGAACAAGGACAACAAGCTGAACCGGGCGATCGCCGAGGCGGACCCTAGCCTGTTTCCGCTACTCGCGATGTTCGACGAGATCCAGGAGCTGATCACCGATCCGAAGTACGGCAAGGAATCCAAGGCGCTGCTGACCAGCATCGTGAAGAAGGGCCGGTTCGCCGGTGTCCACCTGATCCTGGCGACCCAGCGCATCGACAAGGAGAGCATTCCCCGCGGCATCAGCTCGAACATCTCCAACCGCTTCTGCCTGGGCGTACCGTCGCATGTCGAGACCGATCTGGTCCTCGGCACTGGCGCGTATAAGCGGGGCGCACGACCGACCACGTTCATGCCGCCTGCGGACGGTGACAACCCGTGGGCCGGCTGGGGTTACCTCGCCGGCCGGGAGCAGCCTGTACGGGGCGCGTACATCGACAACCCGACCGCACGCACCATCGTCCAGCGCGCTCTGGTGCTGCGCGGCGAGCGACCTTCCATCGACTTCGAGCAGGAGCCGGACCGGGACGTGCTGGCCGACGTGATCCGGGTGTTCGCCCACACGAACCGGCGAGGCCTGCAGTGGGAGCAGTTGGCTGAGCTTCTGGCGGCGGAGATGCCAGGGCTGTACGCCGGGGTCACCGCGGAGGCGGTCAGCGCGCTGGTGCGAGCAGAGGGCGTGCCGTCCGTAGACGTCAAGTTCGAAGGTGCCGCTCGCAAGGGCTGCAGGCTCAGCGAGGTCGAGGAGGCCGTCCGGCGCAAGTCGATCGGCAGGTAGCGGTTGCGTGTTCCGCATGTCTCCAGGGCCGCTGTGAGGGCCAGAAACGGGGTTTCATACCGGGCTTACGCGACCGCGACCTTCCAGGTTTTCGCAGGTCAATTAGGTCGCGGATGCGGTCGCGTTGCCGCGACCCAGTGTTGGGCCGCGACCGCCGAGAAGACCCAGATTTTGAAGATCGGGAGGGGGTGAGAACCATCGGAGAACTGATCGCCTGGGCCGCCGGGGCGGGCGTCGTGTGGTTCGGCTGGCTGGCGTTCGAAGCCTTCTTCTGGCCCTACAGGACCTGCCGCCGGTGCGGGGGCCGGGGCACGTTTACGTCGCCGTCGGGCCGGGCGTTCCGGCGCTGCCGCCGGTGCAAGGGGAAGGGTGAGCGAGTCCGGCTGGGCCGCCGGGCATGGACGAAGGCCGGGATCGCTAAGAAGAACGTGGTCGGCTGACCACATGGATGAGGAGGAGAAGAGGCATGGCCAAGAAGACCGGAGACTACGAACATGACCTTCATGAGGAGCTGATCGAGATCATGCAGAGGATCGGCCGCCGGGGGCGCGATCTGAATTTGCCCATGAGTGAGATCCACGCGGCTGCCGATCACGCTCAAGCCCTTATTGCGCAGCGCGAATCCAGGAAACGATTGGGCAAGTAGACGACAAAAAGAGCCCCACCCCCGCCATTTCGGCAAGGGTGGGGCTCTACGACGAAGGAGAGACGATGGGCCGTGGCGACCGGGGGGTTCCCGAGAACACGCCGATTCCCGTGCGGTTCGAGAGGCAGAGCAGGCAGATCGAGTACTGGAGAGAAAAGAACCGTCGAAGCAACTTGCTCAACCGCTACGGAATCACCATCGAGCAGTACGAGGCATTGCGCATCTTCCAGCATCATAGGTGCGCCTCGTGCGGTCGTCCGGAGTCAGACTTCAAACGCGCCTTGCATGTTGACCACGACCACAAGTGCTGCCCGTACGTTCGCGGCAGGACGCTAAAGGCGTGCGGCCGATGTGTTCGCGGGCTGCTCTGTACTAGTTGCAACACCAAGAATGCCTTGGCTGATGTTGCGCATGTCGACTGGGCTGTGGTCATGAAGGAAGGCAGCCGCCGCAGGCCTGCGTAACTCAACTTGCAGACTCTGACCTGCTATTACGCCCCCAGCTCAACGCTGAGCCAAGATCTGGGGAGGGTCGGGGTGATTGGCTACAGGTCCGGGCCGGTCCCGACCGCCACAGTGCCGCCGAGACCGTTCGTGGAGATCGCCGGTGCCACGTAGACGCCGAGGGCGCCGGCCGCGGTGATGAGCATCAGCAGGATCTCGTCCACGCCGAGCCCGCCGAGGATGGCGGTGGTCAGCACCTGCAGCACGGCGAGCACTGCGGCGACCGCACTCTTGGACCATTTCGCCTGCGGTGCCAGCGGGACGATGTACACGCCGATCGCGGTGACGCCGGCTATGGCGATGCTGACCCACTCTGCGGCGTCGATGTGGTGGTCGCCGGTCAGGGCCTGGTAGGCGACCACGACAGCGGCGACCAGCACCGCGACGATGGCCTTGCCGTATGTGCGCACGGGGCTCAGTCCTCGCTCTCGACGAACTGCAGCGTGTACGCCTTGCCGACCTCGAACCGGTCGGCGACCGCGCCCTTGAGGCCCATCGTCAGCGACAGGCCCGGCGTCCAGCGCGCCCATTCCTTGTTGCGGTCGTCGGCGTAGTCCGGGACGAAGGAGACGTTGACCTGACGGTCGTCGCCCTCGCCGGACTCCTGCTTGGTCTGGCAGACAATCTTCGCCGTAACCATGATCTGTACCTCCTGAGTAGGTTGGTGGCATGCGTGTGCCGTACGGAGCGGATCTGGACAGACATCAGCGGATCGCGCTGGCCCGGATCTCCGGCCGTGTTCAGCGCCTGGCGTTCGGGGCGCTCAGGGACTGGCGGCTGGTGGAGAAGGTAGCCGCGCTGCACGAGGAGACGCGAGACCGGGCGGTGCTGGGGATCGCGCTGGGCGCGGCCATGGCGTCAGTCGAGCTGGAGGGCCTGCCGAACTTCGCCGCGGTGGTGGAGCTGTTACGGGCGGCCGGCGCAGATGAGCAGGTCGCGGCGGCGCATTTCGAGTGGCAGCGGGACCGGCTGAGGCGGATGTCCGGCGCCACGAAGTACCTCTGAGCGTCACGGTGTGGTTACGTGGACGCCATGACTCTTGCCGAGGAGATCGAAGCCGAGCTGAACCGCGCCTTGGACGCGATGGCCGAGGGGGTCGGCATACAACCGGGTCCGGAACGTGGACTCGCCTGGGGCGAGAACGGCCGGGGCCGCATCGTCATTCCGATGGACGTCGTGGCCAAGCTGGCCGCCTCAGTCGTCCAGCCACACACCCGGGCGGACACCGGCGCCACCCGAGACGAGTTCCTGGACGGCTTCGCCACGGGGCTGCAGAACAGAGAGCCCTGACTATCGGTCTAGCTCCCGTTCAGGCCGAGTGGGCGCCGTCCGACCAGACGGCGCAGCGAGCTGATGTCAGGTTCCGGTCGCCACACCTCGGCCTGAACGGACGCGAGCGTGTCGGTGAGCCGTTCGGCCATGCTGCGGGCGTCGCGCAGCTGGGCCTTGAGCCCGTCGAGCTCGGTGCGGATCTCCTTGACGTCGGTGTCGGCCTCGTCCCGGATCCGGTCGGCGCGGTCGCGGGACTCGGCGGCTTCCTTGCGCGCTGCCTGCTCGGAGGCCTGCAACTGCTTGGCCCAGTCCAGCAGGGTGGTGTTGCGGCTGGCCCTGCCCGCTACCCGGTTGGTGATGACGCTGACGATGACCGCGGCGACCGCGGCCAGGGCGCCGGAGAGGACTACGGCAACGGCGGGGTCCACACGCGCCCCTTCCTGTCCTTGACCGGCTCGGGCCAGCCGGCGATTTCCCACACCCACCCGGCCATAGCCAGCCAGATCGCCGCGGACACGTAGCCGCGCTCCACGCCGCCGAGTAGCCAGCCGGCCAAGCTGAGCATCCCCCACAACACCTTGATGGCAATTGCGGCGCTGAACCCCCAGCGGTCGTTTCGCTGCCGGAATGCGTTCCACAGGCAGATCAGGCCGACGAAACCCCAAAGCAGCGACCATGTCCACAGCGGTGCCACGCTGTCCAGCCACACGTAGAGCGGCGCACGGCGGGTGGCATGGTCAGGACTGATGAGACTCGCCGAGATGATCAGGTCCAGGACGGCGAAGAAGAGCAGCGACCGTCCGCGCTTGCCAACCCGGACACGCTCGGCCACGCTCAGGCCTGCATCCTGGCGGCGAGCTTGTCGACCACCTGCTGGGCCATGTCCTCCGGGATGGCCGCGACGATGGCGTCCACCGGCAGCCCGGCCAGCACACCGTCGATGACGGCTTGCTCGTCGACGAAGTCCTTTCCGGTGAGCGTCTTGAGCTGCGCGGACAGCACGGCGATGTCCTTGCGGGCGGCTCGGGCCTCATCGAGAGCAAGCGACGCACGCGACGCGTACCGCAGCGCCCACTCGACGGTCATGAACTCGTTGTAACCGGGCTGTCCCTTGACACCAGGGTTGATGTCGTTCGGGATCTTGTCGGCGTTCAGCAAGTCGTCGACGCTAGGCATGTCGTCCTCCCATCCCGGCGCCACGAGCGCCGTTAGCTGTGCGAGCGTGCCCCGGAACGCGTTGGCGTCCGAGGTCGTCTGCCCGCCGATCGTGGCCTTGCTGGTGTACTGCAGGATCGCCGGAACCTGCCCGGAGTAGGCGCCCCAGCGTGATGAGGTGTCTCCGGGATACAGCGACTTGAAGGACCCGCTGCCGGTGACGTACGAGCTGGCCCACAGGGGGTAGTTCAGTCCCTTGAGGCTGTCGCCGTAGACCCATTTCGGGGCGTAGACGATCGGCCGCAACCGTGGTGCCTTGCTGACGAGCCGGTCGCAGAACGCCTGAATCTCGGCCTTGCTGGGCACCGTGGACTGCTTGCCGCCCCACCGCTCGCAGTCCACCTGCAGGATGAACGGCCGGTCGCGCCAGCCGGGGCAGCTCGCGTCGAGCCGGGCGAGGAATTGGTCGGCCCTGGTGACCGGTGTGTCTGGGTAGAGCACCCAGTACGCGCCGAGCAGCACGCCGTCGCCGAGGTTCCGTACGCCGGCCCACCAGTCGTCCAGCTCGGCATCGTTAGCGTCACCGCCCGCCTTGTGGGTCAGAAACGAGATGCCATCACGGACGGCACTGCCGATGCTCGGGGCGTCGTAGTGGGACATGTCCCAGCCGAAGATCGTCATGCCTCAGCCCTCCTGGCAGGCGATCGAATTGGCCGCGGCGGCGCTGGCGGCCTGAGACAGACGCATCGCATCGCCGGCGGAGGCGGCCACGTACGCGATGGCCTCAGAGATGTACTGGTCGCCCATTTCGCACCAGAGCGTCGTCGCCGGGTTGCTCAGGCCTTGCGAGCCGGGGCCGCCGGGCAGGGATACCAGGCTCAGGTGCGCGCGGCGCCCGTCGTCGGCGGTGGCCGGCGCGGCGAGCAGCTGGTACGCGGCCTCCCTGCCTACCGGGTAGGCGGAGAAGTAAAGCGAGGCGGCCGAATAGGCGCCGTGGTCGGGGTCCTGTTCGGTGCTCTGGCTGTCCTTGTACGGCCAGCCCGCCCAGTCGGTGCGGTACGCGAATACCTCCCAGCGCGTCACGTCGACAACGATCTTCTGCAGGCCGGACCGCCCGAAGCCTGCGGCGGACGCCCGGGTCAAATAGTCGGCCGCGCCTGCCGACACGTTGTGGACGCAGTGGCCACCATCGTTGGCGGACCGCGAGTAGGTGACGCACTGCCCCTCGGGGATCGTGAGCCGCGGCGTCTGCGAGACGAGCAACTTGGTGATGGTCTGCAGCGGCTCCGGATCAGTCAGCGCCCCGCCCTTCCAGGCGGCGAGCAGGGCGGGGCCGACGTGCCCGGCGAGCGTCACGGTGTACGTGGTGTCCGGCGGATTGGTGCCGCCGGACAGGCCCGATCGGGGTATGCCGATGCCCCAGCCGCCGTCTGGGTTGCGCTCGGCCATCAGCTGGGCCAGCAGCGTAGCGACGCGCGGATCCTGCCAGCCATACAGGCGGCCGATGGCCAGGAGCGCGTTCGCGTGCACCATCGGCTGAAACGAGGTCGGCGCCGGCGCGGCCTCGTACGCGACGAGGGCCTGCACGGCTATCGCCCGCCACTGGCTGGAGCGGGTCACCGGCGCAGGCGAGGCTGACGCTGACGGGCTCGGATCATCGGCTGCGACCGAAGGTGGGCATGAAAAAACCGCGGTGAGGACCGCGGCTGACAGACTGGCGAACAGGCGTCTCATCATCATTACTCCCGCCTCATGAAGTCCAGATAGGAGTGGGCGAACATGCGCGTGCGGGTGGCGTTGGAGACCCGTTGGCACCAGCGCAGCTGGACGTTGCCCGGCGTGGCCGAGGTGATGAGCGCACCGACGAGCAGGATGCCGCTACGCGTGCCGACGCCGTGGGCGCCGAACGAGACCGAGATGGAGTTGTCGAACTCGGCGGTCTGGTCGTCGGTGTACGCGGCGGCGGTGGTCGACGGGCCCATGGCGGAGTACTGCAGTACCGCACCGGCCGGAACCGTCCAGCCGATCGTGATGCCCGCCGCCGTCGGCGCGTCATAGTTGAGGTGCGCCTCGAACCGGTAGACGGCGCCCGAGGTGACCGGCACGACCAGTTGGTCATCATCCTGCAGGACTGCCGACGATGTGACGTCCTCCGAGACGGTTTTGCGCGCCCAGTTGATGTTGACCATCCAGTCGTTCCACTGGCTGGCGGGCGGAACGTCGTTGGTGACAAACACCGGTTTGGCCACAGAATCTCCTTAGAACGCGATCGCGTTGGAGCCGATCCGGCCGTAGGTGGGGTGGCCGATGGTGAAAAACGCGTACTTGCTCGTGGCCTGCAGCCCCCACGTGGTGATCCACCTGTCGGGTGGTTCCCAGGTGTGCTCGATGGAGCGGATGAGCACTTCGCGGCTGTCGGTCAGCCCGGGTGGGCGGCGCACCACGGTGATGCGGTCACCGAGAAGCCGGCCCAGCGCCTGTGGGTACAGCAAATCTGGGTCAGCGCGGGTGTCGATGGTGAGGCTGGTGAACCGGAACTCGGGGTTCTTGTTCTGGGTGAGTACAAACTTCGCCCAGCTCAGCGCCTCTGAATCGGTCTGCAGGGTGAGGTCGGTCTCCTCAACAACGCGTTCGCGGTTGCGGGCGATCGATGTGGCGTCGGATGCGGACTGCTGGGTGCCGCCGGCGATGGTGGCGCGGACCGTGTTGGCTAGCTCACTGCGGTCGTTGGACATGCCCGGCGAGCCGACGTAGGGCAGTTCCCCGCCAGCGGTGTTCGTTCCGAAGGTGGCCTGAGAAGTGTTCGACCTGGCGGACGTGAGCACGGCCAGCCGGTTGCGGAACACGATCACACCGTTGCCGTCGGTGTACAGTTCGCCAGCCTCGCTGAGCACGGCCTTCTGTGCGAGCTCGAGGGCGCTGCCGTCGAGGTTGGTGGCCTGGTGGGTGGACTTGCCGACGGCGATGTCGCGGTCAGCGGCCGGCCAGGACGCAGCGTCGAGGATGCGATTGATCCGGGCGCCGGTGTCCTCTCCCGCACCGACCGGTGTGATCAGGGCGGCCAGCTTGTTGTTGGCGAGATCGTCGAACGCGTCGGCGGCCTGAACCGTGACCACGGCGTGGCTCGGGGCGCGCAGCTCGGGCAGCCACGACGAGATGGTGCCGCGGAACACCGAGTAGGTGACGCCGTCGTGGACGTTGCGGATGCGGATGTCCGCGCCGACCGCGGACTGGGTCATGACGGCCGGGTCGAGCAGGCCGTCGTCGTTGAGCAGGGTGACGGTGGCCGTACCCGCGTTGTACTCGACGATCGGCCCGGTCGTGCGGCTCGAGGTGCGTTGCACCGACAACGACATGATCCGGTCGGAGTAGCTGGTCATCAGGTCCGGCGGGGCGATCGCCCCTACGCCGACCTTCCCGCGGGTGGGATTGCCGATGTAGAGGTATTGCGAGGTGTCTGCGGCGCCGGAGGTGACACCAATGTCCACCAAGACGGTCACGTGGTTCTCCAGCGTTTGCCGTTGGAGGTTTCGAACGCCTTGATCGCTTCCACGATCTTCCGGCCCGTCTCGACCGGGTGTGCGCCGACCGGCACGTTCACCGTGATGTTGTAGGTGCGGGCAACGGCACCGACCGGTTCGGGCCGGCCGGTGCCGTTGTGGGCCAGCGACAGCCCGGTGGGCAGGAAGCCGCCGGAGTCGTAGGAGCCGAACGGGATCCCGGAGCGGCGTGCGATGAGGCCGCCGTTGCGGGCGGCCCAGTGCACGTGGGCGTTGCCGCCTTCGAAGTTGTGTTGCTGCCAGACGGCGCCGGTGTAGGTGTGTGGCTTGCCGTTGTGCAGGTTCAAGTCCTGCCAGGGGGTGATGAGCTCTTTGGTTTTCGCACCGAACGTGGACTTGATCCAGGCAGCGAGCGCGCGCACGGGCGGGTAGTCCACGGCGCGGCCGAGCGCGTGGTAGCTCTGGTGACCGGTGAGGGTGCGGGCGCCGGGCCGGAACCCGGAGATCATCTGCAGGGCGGGGAACCGGGCTGCGATGAGTTGCTGCATGCCGCGCCAGCCGCCGCTGATCGAACTGCCGCCGATGGCACCGCCGAGCTTGCTGTCCAGCCAGGACCCGATGGAGGAGATGAAGTTGCCGCCGGCGCCGCGAACCAAATCGACTATGCCGCCGGCGCCGGGGATGCGGGCGAGTGCCGCGTTGGCGACGTCGAGCAGCGCCTTCTTCGGGTTCAGGATCGCGGAGGTTGCTCCCTTTGCGCCGTTGATGATTTTGCCGAAGAAGTCGCCGAGGCCGTCACCGATACGACCACCGCGTTCGTAGCCGTCGAGGAACGGGTCGATGTCGTCGCGGGAGACGCGGCCCTGCTTGGCGTTGATGGCGCGCAGCAGCGGCAGGTTGGCCAGGGTGCTGCGGGTGTTGGTGATGAACTCGCCGGACGCGACCGCCAGCATGCCGTTGGGGCCGGTGGCGAGCCGGTTGTCCTTGAGGCTCGGCGTGCCGGGGATCTGCCCGCCGCGGGCGAATCCCTCGATCTTGGGGATGCGGTCTTTCACGCCGACGAATCCGGCGACCTTGTTGATCCCGCCGATCAGCGGGTTGACGACGTTGTTGACCACGAAGGTGATCGGGACCTTGGCCGCGTCGCGGATCTTCTCCCACGCCTTGCGGATCGCTTCGACGCCTTTGTCGAAAGCGGGCTTGACCTTGGTCGTGAGGAACGTTCCGAAGGCGTTGAACAAGGGTTTGATGACGTTGTTCCACACCGCACTCAGCGCCGAGCCGAGCACCCGGAAAGCGGCGGCGACCAGGGCGAAGGTGGGCTTGGCGGTGTTGTTCCACCACCACGAGATCACGGCGGCGATGGCGGTGAACACGGGCTTGACGACGTTGTTGTAGAGGAACTTGACCACGGGGATGATCACGTTGTTCAGGTAGAGCTGGAAGGCCTTCAGCGCGATTTGGATGATCACCCAGGCGGCCTGCACGGCGAAGCTGATCCCGGCGAACGCGGGTTTGAAGACGTTGTTCCACAGCCACAGCGCGACCGGGGCGATCACCGTGCGGAAGTAGGCGACCAGCGCGTCCACGACCGGCTTGATGACGTTGTTCCAGGCGAACGACACCGCGGTCTGGATGCCCTGCCAGGCGGCCTGGACGATGTTGCGGAACGTTTCGGAGTTCTTGTAGGCGACCACGATTGCGGCGACCAGCGCGCCGATGGCCAGCACGATGAGGCTGATCGGGTTGATGCTCATCACGAGGTTCAGAGCGGCCTGGAATCCGGTCCAGATCTTCGTGGCGATCGCGGCGGCCTTGGTCACGGCGGTCCAGGTGGCCGTCGCAGCGGCGGCGATCTTGACACCGATCTGGTACGCGCCGATCACGGCGACGACACCGGCGAGGGTGGCGCCCAGAATCTTCGCGGTGGTGGTGTGCTGCCGGAACCAGCCGACCACCGACGCGACCGCCGGGACGAGGGTGCCGGCGACGAACGATCCGAGGGCGGTGAACGCGGGCAGCAACACGTTCTTGCCGATCGTGGCCGCGGCCGTCATGGCGCCCTGCAACTTGTCCTTGTTGGCGGCGGCGAACTGCTCGACGACGGGGATGACCTGGCCGCCGATGACCCCGACGAAACCGGTCTGGACGGTGCGGAAGAACGCGCTGATGCGGCCGCTGTCCGACTGGGTGGACAGGTTCGCGGTGGCACCGGCGATTTTGCCGAGGCCGTCCGTGGCGGCGCCGACATCGAGGTGCTGGAAGGCGCTTCCGAGGTCCTCCCACTTGGTGCCGAACAGGTCGACGCCGGCGATGTTGCGCTGGACCGGGTCCCGCATGGCGTTGAGGCGTTCGACGACCGTGCCGAAGGCTTCCTTGGCGGCGGGGCCGCCCTTGGCGATCGCCGCGGCGGTCTTGTCGGCGTCGAGGTTGAGGAGCTTGTATCCGGCGGCGGTGGTCTTCGATCCGTCGATCGCCCGGATGGAGAACTCTTTGATCGCGTCAGCCGCGACGTCGGCGTTACGGGCGCCACCGGCCAGCAGCTGGTTGATGACGCCGAGCGACTGCGGGGCGCCTAGGCCGAGCTTGGTGAACTGCACCGAATATTCGGTGAAGGTGTCCAGCAGGTCCTGCCCCTTGTCGGCGCCGGACTGGAAGCCCTTGCTGATGACGTCCAGGGCGACCTGGGCGTTCGGGGCGAGACCCGACTTGAGCATCGACGAGACTGCGGCGGTGACCCCGCCGACGTCCTGGTCGAAGACGCGGGCGATGTCGAGCGCCCCGGCGGAGATCTGTTTGAGCACGGGCACGCTGGCGTTGCGCAGGCTGGGGATGTTCTGGATGACGCTTTTGATCGCGTCGTTGACCTCGCCGATGGACTCGCCGTAGCCCTTGGAGTAGAGCTGTCCGGCGGCGCGGCCCAGCCGCCCTGCGTCGGCCTTGCTGAGGTTGAGCTGGGCGCGGAGCTTGTCGTTGGCGGCGCCGACGTCCAGGGCGCCCTTCAGGCCGGACGACAGCCCCGCGCCGATGCCGGCGCCGATGCCGACCGCGCCGAGTCCGGCGACAAGGCCGGTCTTCATGCGGTCACGGGCGGCGGCGGCGAACTTGGCGCCGAAGCTCTCCCCGGCACGGGCGCCTTCCTTGCCCGCGTCGATACGGCGCAGCCGCTTGGTCAGCTCAGGGGCGAACTGGTCGGTTTTGGGCATGACGTTGACGTACGCCGTGCGCAGGACGCTCACAGGTCGTCACCGCCGTGGTGTGGCGCGACCGCGCCGTTCTTGATCGCGGCGGGCACGAGGTGCGGAGCGGGCGGATTCTCCTGCGTGCCGGCCTCGACGAGCCACCCGTACCAGGCTGCCGGTCCCCACCCCACGAGGAAGATCACCGTGCGGGTCTGCGGGTCGTAGACCCGTTCGACCTGGATGTTGCGGCGCAGTTTGCCGGTGTTCTTCCTCGCCAGCCGGCGTGCGTCACGGCGGATCGCGTTGGCTACCTGGCGGACCTGCTTGGCCACCTCGGGCACCTGCGAAAGTGCCGCCAGCACCTCAGGACGGATGCTCTTGTTGTCGAGCAACATCGGCAGGTCCTCCTGTCAGGCCGGGGATCTCACCGCGAAGCAGCGCGGCCCCGGCCTGCGCGGCCCGGGCGTCGTCGCGGTGATCGGAGGGCAGCAGCGGGGCGTCCAGCGCCGCGTCCAGACGCAGGTATCCGCACCCGGACGCGCAACGCTGCTCGGTGCATTTGTCGGTGTGTTCCGCCTGGGAGCGCAGGTGGACATAGACCAGGTTGCAGATGAGCCGGGCGTTGAGCCGGTTCAGCCATGCATCAGTTGGGCTACCGGGGTCATGCCCGGCCAGCGGGAGGTGCCAGACGCCGGGGAGTCCGAGGAGGAGGTGTTCGAACTCGGCGATGTTGCTGACAACCCAGGTGAGGAGCCGCGCGGCTCCTCGGTAGGGCGGCCGGCCTGCACCTCGAACAGCGCCATGGCCAGCTTCATCAGCGAGTCCAGGTCGCAGCGCTTGGCGACGGCCAGCTTGTACAGCCGGTCGAACTGGCTGCCGTCGGCCGGCACAGTGCGGGCGGTGCCGTCGGCGGCCGGCTCCTCCCGCTCGGCCACGGTGAGGGAGCAGCGCATCGCCTCCCACATCGCGCCGAGACCTTCCTGGTCGTCGATCTTCCCGGTGGTCGCCGCGCCGAGTTGCAGCATCAGCATGGGCGGGATCACCCCGACCACGGTGAAGCTCTCGCCGAAGAGATCGAAGGTGTCCTTGTCGGCGCCCGGGTCGAGTTCCTTGACTGCGGCGCCGAAGCTTCCGAGGTGCCCCACTATCTGCCCCCAACTCCGTAGGCCTGACATGCCTTGTCGTACGCGGTGATGAACGCGGTCGGCGCGTGACGCATGAGCGTGGTCACGACAGCTTTCGGCAGGCTCCAGACGGCGAAGGTGAGCGCCGCACCTGCGTTGATCTTCGCGATCGCATCCGCGGCGAGCAGCGCTCCGGTGCCCGCCGCGGATGCATCAAGCTGCGCCTGAGTCTCGACGACCTGATCGGTCCCGGTCATCAGAACAGCGCCAGTCCGCCGGTCGTCCACCGCTTGTACGGGGTGGTCAGCACGGCCGGGTCGGGCAGCTCGGCGTCGAACTCGACCGGCAATCCCGCGACCTGATCAAGGGTGCCGCGCTGGATTTCCACCGAGCCGGTGTTGAACACCTGCGGCCAGATGATGACCTCGTCATCGTCGAGCGACTGGAAGCCGAGCATGACCCGCACCTCGGTGCCAACCAGCGGCGGCACGTACACGTTGAGTTTCGTTCCGGCCGTGCCCGAGGTCGTGATGGTGCCGCCGTTCATCGCGAGTTTCCAGTTCAGGTCGGAAATCTGCGACATGGAGAACTGGACGCTGCCGGTCTTGCCGGTGATCACCTTGCGGATGGGATACACCGACTCCGCAACGCGGATCTCCTCCGAGTCGGTGTTCTCCGAGTAGGTCAGCCCGGCGTCGGTGCCGCCGACCTCCACCCAGGACGTCCACGTGCCGACGATTTTGCTCGAGGCCGCGGTGAAGGTGGGGATCGCCGTGCCCAGGGGCGCGTAGCGAATAACCCCGGGACCGGTCTTGATCTGGCCCGGGGTGATGGTCGAGCTGCCCATTACTTGGTCGTCTCCTCACCCGCAGCAGTGGCCGCGGCCTTCTTGCCTGCGGCGGAAGTTGGGGAGGCGACGTAGTCTTCCCAGCCGTTGGCCTTGACGTTCTCGGCGGGGACGCGGTCGCCTGCGCGGTGGGCGTAGACGCCGCGGCCCGGATCGCCGAACGGGATGTCGCTCGTGGCGACCAGAAACTCGGTCATGTCCCCTCCGGGTAAACGGTGAACTGGATCTGGGTGATGTAGCGGGCCCGGCCGGTCTGATCGTCCGGAGACCACAGTTGCGCCAGCAGGACGGCGACGCCGCGGACCCAGCCGCCGGTGATCGGGCCGAGCAGGTCGTAGACGGCTGCCTCGACCGTGCGAGCCAGCAGTTTCGCGTCGCCCTGATCGCCGCCCCAGGACTCGATCTGGAACTCCTGAAGCGACTGCCAGGGCCACGGCTGGTTTCCGCCGAGCGACGACGTGCGAATCGCGGGATCGTCGCCTGCAGCGAGCTGGGTGCCGACGCGCCCGCCGTGCAGCGGGGCCAGCGCGGCGTGGTTGGTGAGGAAGTCGACGAGTATCTGATCGATGTCGGGCAGCAGCGCGAACATGCCTCACCCCTGTGTGACCTTGATGAGGACGGCCTCGAGGTGGTGGGTGCGGCCGCGGCGTTTGACCGCGATGACCTCGCCGTCGATCTCGTACGTCTGCCCGGCCCAGACGATCCGGTCAGCGGCGGCCACATCAGCTGAGGCGGGCAGGATGAGCCGGAGCCGCGTGGTGGTCTGCTGCTGGTCGACCACGTCCTCAACGGAGGACAGCGGGCCGACTGCGGCCGGGTAGCTGGTGCTGGTCGCGTTTGCCCAGTCCGGGGCCTGGTTGCCGTAGCCGGCGCTGATCAGGGAGGCACGGAGGCGGGCAACGCGATCACGCAGGATCACCGGGCCTCCTCAGCAGGTGGGCCACGTCGGTGTCGTCGAGATCCACGACCAGTCCGGCTCGGGGAACGAGTACACGGGCCCGCCGGAGGCGCCGCCGTCCGGGTCGGCGTACGCAGCCCGGGCGAGGTCCAGGATCGCGTCGCGGCGGCCGCGCTCCCAGGTGGCGCTGGTCGCGCCGGTGGTGTCGCTGGCCAGGCTCTCGGGGTTGTTGTAGATCAACCCGCCGAGTTCGAGCGCCCAGGCGAAGAGGTCGTCCGGGACCGGATCGGGCCAGTCGTTCAGTTGGGTGGCGTCCTTGAGCCAGCCGGACGCCACCCGCCGAGCGATCACGACCGACGCGCCGTTCAGCGGACCTTGCTGAAGGAAGTCCGTCAGCTCCGCCTCGCTGAACAGGTCAGTCATCGGTCAGGCCCCGTACTTGTCGCGCAACGCGTCCCGCGTCAGCCCGCCCTCGGCGGTCGGCGCGAGTTCGGTATCCGGGGCGCCCTGGCTGCGGGCGTAGTCGGCCCACTTCTCCCGCGAGTCGTTCTTGCCAGGCTGAGCTACCTCGCCCTCGGCCTCGGCGTCTTCGGCGGGCGACTCCTGGGCGGCGCGCCTTGCGGCGAAGAAGTCGCCAAAGACGGTGCCTGGCTTGAGGTCTTCCTTGGTTGCGAAAGCGTCCAGGCGCTCGCCGCGCTCGAGGTCGGCATCGTTGGTGATGGCAACGGTTTCGCCACGAAGGGCAGTGCGCTCGACGCCGTCAGCACCGCGGTACCAGAACGACGCAACTTTGATGATCTTGTCAGCCATCGAGACCAGTCACCTTCTTGATGCTGTAAGGGTTCGTGACGTACATGACCGGGCGGACGCCCGCCTGTACCCAGGTGCGCTCGGTGCTCGCCTCGCGCCAGGTCTCGGTACTGAGCCCCTTCTCGATGCGGAGCTCGCCGACCTGGCCTGTGGCAACGGCGTAGCCGGTGCCGTTGGTCACCCGGTTCGAGGCGAACACCTCGCGGATGCCGTTGGATGCCAACACCTCGTTGAGTGCGGAGCCGTAGGTGATGGCCAGCTGCATCTTCTGCTTCGGGTTGACGATCCACAGGTCGTACTCGACGCCGAGCTCATCAACGTCAGCGAGATACTGAGCGTTGGCGAAGTCGGCCGCCGGCCAGCCAGAGTTGTTGGTCTGGCTGGAGCCGCCGGTGACGACCGTGCCCCAGTTGTGGCCGACAAACGTGCCACCGCCGCCAAGCGCGGTAATGGCGGCTTCGAGGGTGGCCACCGCCCGAGTGTTGGTCTTCCGGACGATCGTGTTGGAAAGCTGCGTCGTCTGGTTATTGAAGAAGGAGATGTCGTTGCGGTCGCGGGCTTCGTCGGTGATGAAGAACTTTCCACCGTCTTTGACCACTCGTGCGACCTGTGGCGCCGGGCGCTGGGAGCCAACGATCGGGAATTCGTCGCCGGGCATGATCTGCTCGACATCGCGGTCGGTGTAGAGCTCGTTGAGGGTGGCCTGGTCGTAGATCACCGCGCCGCCGGACACCGTGCCACCGGTGGCGAAGATTCTCGTGACGATGAACTTCTGCAGCGTCAGATCCATGATCCGGCGC